GACGCCGCACAGCGTCATGATCTTCCCTTGGCGGGGCATCTGCCAGTTCCAGTTCTTCAAGTCCAAGCGGCCGAATGTGACCTACGCCGACAAGGCGGGTAAGTATCAAGGCCAGATGGGGGTAACCCATGCGAAGTGACCGATGGCACTAACCACTGAACCAGACCTGGACATCCCACTGCCGAATAAGACCGGCAGTGGGCATTATTATAAGGTGGGCCCGGGCCTCGACGACTTCAGCGACCGTGTTGCAGCCGCGGCAAAGACCGCGGAGTTGTTGGGTAGAAACGGCCTGCCCATGCCGCTGGACGAGGGAGACCTCGATCCGGTAGCTACACTCGTCATGTCTTACGCCGAGAGCCCTGTAGAGACGACAAAAGAGGCCACGGTGAAGCGCGTGGCCGCGCTCAAGCCCCAGCAGTTGCTGTTTGCGGACAAGATCCTCAAAGAATGGGGCCACAACGTCGTCGAGAGCGCCACCCAGGTACGTCACCTGATCACGAACAAGCTCTTGCACGAGACGGAGAACGAGGACGCCCGGATACGCTTGCGCGCGCTTGAGCTCCTAGGTAAAATTTCCGATGTCGGGCTGTTTTCGGAGCGGATTGAAGTAACACACACCCACCAGACCGCCGATGACTTGCGTGCAAGCCTGCGTGAGAAGCTAAATAAGCTCGTTATAGTACAACAGGCTGACCCGGCGGAGATCGACGACGCCGAATTCGATGTAGATGAGGCCTTCGGGAGCGATGACGGTGAGTAAAAACGACCTGAAGTTCACTAGAGCGGAGATTAACCTGCTCCTGCAGAACCTCGACCAGTTGTCGGACTATGAAGTTCAGTCCTTAAACGACAGTTTGGAAGAACTTGACCGTCAAGAATATGTAGAAAGCTGTCAAAACGACTTGATTGCGTTCGCTAAGCATATGCAGGATGATTATATGGTGGGAAAGCACCATAGAATATTGGCTGACCGGTTAATGGCGGTGGAACGCGGGGAAAAGGATCGGGTTTGTGTTAACCTTCCTCCGAGACACGGTAAAAGTGCCCTGACTTCGTTGCTATATCCGGCGTGGTTTATTGGCAAAAATCCCAAGAAAAGCATTATTATGGTCTCACACACCGCAGACTTAGCGGTGGATTTCGGTCGTAAGGTGCGCAATATAATCGCAAGCCCAAAGTATGCGGAGATTTTTCCCGATGTATCGCTCGCGTCAGACTCTAAATCATCTGGTCGCTGGAATACTAATCACGGTGGGGAGTTTTTTGCTTGTGGCGTTGGCTCTGCTCTGGCTGGCCGTGGCGCTGATTTGCTACTCGTCGACGATCCCCATGCACTTGAAGTAAATACGCCTATACCCACTCCCAACGGCTTCGTGCCTATTAAGGATCTGAAGGTCGGAGACTTCGTATATGGTCCTGACGGGGAGCCCACCGAAGTAGTTGGCAAGTCTCAGGTCTGGAATGACCGGGAGCTATATAGTGTTATTACCAGTGACGGGGAAGAAATACTCTGCGACGCGCAGCATTTATGGGGAGTAAACTCCAATACTACTGTGAGTGATGCTAAGGTTTACAACTTTACTTCCGAGTATCTGTTTAACTGGCCTAAACCTAACCGGCCAATAATCCCTCGCCATTTGCCTGTGGAGTACCCAGAGCGTGATTTGCCGATTGACCCGTGGGTCTTGGGTATGTGGTTAGGAGACGGTACAGCGTCTAGCGGGAGGTTTACCGCGCACCCGGATGACCAAGAGTATGTAAAGGCGGAGCTACAGTCCGCAGGATACGAGATAGGGCCCAACACTAAGGACGGGTTCACCTTCACGGTGTATGGCCTACGCCCGCAGCTCCGCGAGTTGGGGGTTCTCAATAACAAACACATTCCAGAGCAGTACCGTATCGCTTCCGTGGATCAGCGTATGGCGCTCTTACAGGGGTTGATGGACGCTGACGGCACCGTTACCCCGGCGTCGCAGGCGGTATTTTGCAATACTAACCGCGGTATTGTTGAAGGGGTCAAAGAGATACTGCACTCCTTGGGGGTTAAAGCCACGGTGCGGTCGCACATAGACACGCGGGGGCGCTGGGGGACGGCTAAGCCACTTTACCGCGTGGCCTTCAGACTTGCGGACTGCGCGCGCATGCCGCGCAAAGCGCGGTACACTCGGACTCCGACGGATAAGCGTTCACGTAGCATTTCTTCCGAGCCGACAGGGCGCACCGGCGCCGTACAGTGCATATCCGTCGCCCGGGCGGACGGCCTGTTTCTTGCCGGACGCGGGTATGTCGTGACCCACAATTCAGAACAAGACTTGCTTGCGGGTAATTTCGCCGCCCTGGAGACGGCCTACGCGTGGTTTGCGTATGGTGCTCGAACCCGATTGATGAAAAACGGGCGCATCGCGCTCATCCACACCCGTTGGCATCAGGCGGATTTGACTGGAAAAGTGGTCGCCGCAATGACGCGAGACTCAGAGGCGGATCAATACGAGGTAACAGAGTTCCCCGCGATCTTAGAAGTGGACGACGGCGAGGGTGGGATTATAGAGAAAGCCCTGTGGCCGGAGTTTTTCCCGCTCAAAGAGCTGAAGCGTACCAAGGCCTCGATGCCGTTGTTTCAATGGAACGCCCAGTACCAGCAGAACCCCACGTCCGAAGAAGCTGCAGTCATCAAGAGAGAGTGGTGGCAGCGCTGGACTAGAGATCGGTTCCCGTCGTGTGAGGGGGTTATCATGTCCCTGGACGCCGCGGCCGAGACGCACAACCGGGCGGACTACACGGCGCTGACTACGTGGGGGGTGTTCGTCAACGAGGATACGGGGGCCTACAACCTCATCCTGCTCAACGCGATTAAGACGCGGGTGGACTTCCCGGATCTCAAACAGTTGTGCATCAAAGAATACCAAGATTGGCAGCCGGACTCGTTTATTGTTGAGAAAAAGAGTGCCGGCGTGGCCATTTATCAAGAACTCAGGCGTATGGGTATTCCAGTAACGGAGTATACACCGCACCGCGGGTCTGGCGATAAGATGGCGCGATTGAACTCAGTTGCTGATATAATTGCATCTGGGCTGGTTTGGGTTACCGATCACCCCTGGGCGGAAGAACTTGTGGAGGAGGTAGCGGCGTTTCCGTTCGCATCTCACGACGACTTGGTCGACTCAATGGTATACGCCCTAATGAGATTTCGCCAGGGTGGGCTGATCCGCCTTGGTACTGACTACGACGAAGAGTACGCGCCGCGCCCGCGCCAGACAGCGTACTATTAAGGACTTTTTATGGCTATTGACCGCGCAATGCAGCCCCGGGCTATGCAACAGATCATCAACGGCGAAGACGACGCCCTGGAAGAGACCAACGTAGAGCTCGGGGAGGACGTAGCGTTTTCAGACGAAAACGGCGAACCCGTCGCGATCGAGCTGGAAGACGGTAGTACGCTGTTTGACTTTAGCGGCGAGCCTGATGAAGAGGCCGCCGGCGCGCACGACGCGAACTTGGCCGAATACCTCTCAGACGACGAGCTGGACACAATCGCGACCGAGTTAATCGAAGCGTTTGAGGGGGACCGCGAGTCCCGCAGTGAATGGGCCGACGCATACGTTAAAGGCATCGACCAGCTAGGAATGAAGGTCGAGGAGCGCACTACTCCGTGGGAAGGCGCGACAGGGGTGTTCCACCCGCTTATGACCGAGGCCGTGCTGCGGTTTCAGGCTCAGTCTATGGCAGAGGTGTTCCCCGCGTCTGGCCCTGCACGCACCCGGGTTATGGGTAAACAAACCACTGAGTTGGTGGAGCAGGCCCAGCGTGTTGAAGCCGAGCTGAATTATCAGTTGACCGAGAACATGGTCGAGTACCGAGACGAGACCGAGCAGCTCTTGTTCCGTCTGCCGCTGGCGGGCTCAGCATTCCGAAAGGTCTACTACGACCCCATCGAGGAGCGCCCCACTGCCCTGTTCGTGCCCGCAGAGGATATGATCGTGGCTTACGGCGCGTCGGACCTTCGCACTAGCGAGCGATATACACACGTCATGAAGCGCACCGCGCACGAGATCGCATCTCTTCAGTACGCCGGATTGTACCGCGACGTTGAACTCCCAGAACCTGTAGGTGAGCTGTCTGACATCGAGCAGAAGTATAACGAGCTTAACGGGGAGACGGTGGGCCTTACAAACGACGATCGCCACACTTTGCTGGAGATGCACGTGCGCCTAGACCTGGACATGGACGACGATGGAACGGGTCGAAGCTACCCTTACGTTGTGACCATTGATAAGAACTCAACTACAGTTCTATCTATTTATCGTAACTGGGACGAGGGCGACAAAAAACGTAAAAAACTTGAGCACTTTGTTCACTATAAGTACGTCCCGGGTATGGGGTTTTACGGTTTGGGGCTTGTCCACCTGATCGGCGGCCTCGCCAAGTCCGCGACATCTATCCTCCGACAGCTGATTGACGCCGGCACTCTATCTAACCTGCCTGGCGGCCTCAAGGCCCGCGGGATGCGCATTCATGATAACCACTCGCCGATCTCTCCGGGCGAGTTCCGGGACATCGACATCGCCTCCGGCTCTATTAAAGACGCCATTATGACGCTGCCGTACAAGGAACCCTCAGGGGTTCTCTATCAGTTGCTGGGGAGCATTGTAGAAGAAGGACGACGCATTGCGTCTGTAGCGGACCTTCAGGTCGGCAATATGAACCCAGAAGCTCCGGTAGGCACCACACTGGCTCTGCTCGAACGCTCCATGAAGGTTATGTCGGGTATCCAGGCGCGCGTCTACGCCGCCATCGCGCTTGAGCTTAAGCTCATTGCGCGGATCATCAGCCGCGACATGCCCGAAGAGTACAGCTACGTGGTAGATGACGACGCGAACCGCGCCCGGGATTTTGACGGTCGCGTGGATGTCATCCCAGTCGCCGACCCCAATGCTGCCACAATGGCTCAGCGCGTCGTACAGTACCAGTCTGCCCTTCAGCTGGCGCAGCAGGCGCCGCAGTTCTATGACATGGGTAAACTCCACCGTCAGATGCTCGAAGTGCTCGGAATCCCTGAGGCAGACGATATTGTTAAGCTCCCAGGCGACATTAAGCCTATGGATCCGGTCACTGAGAACATGGCCTTGCTTAAGCAGGAGCCGGTCAAAGTCTTTAGTTATCAGGACCATGAGGCGCATATCCGTACTCACCTGGCCGCGATGCAGGATCCAAAGATTGCTGAACTGATTGGACAATCGCCCTTCGCACAGGCCATCGAAGCCGCGGCTACAGCGCACATTACCGAGCACTTGGCAGAACAGTACCGCGTTGAAATCCAGAAAGTCCTCGGCGCGGAGCTGCCCAGCACGGAAGAGAACCTGCCGGAGGAAGTAGAGCTCGAGGTATCGCGCCTCGCCGCTCAAGC